TGCCGCCTTGGAACCCTGCCAAGGGCGAGATAATCGAAAGCAGTTATGCTCACAAGGAGCGCGTCAAGCAGGCCGCTGATGCAGGCTGGGTCGCGCAAGAGGACATTCCAGCTTTGACCGGCGGGCGCATCGATACCCGCGATATTGAATACATGGACACTCCGCCTGACGGCGAGGTCCGGCGCTATATTGTTTCTGCCGCAGTTAATAACACTAATGTCCATGATGCTTTCTGGGAAAACCTGACGGCTCTGGCAGATTACTATTCCGCCGCGATTTACATTCGCCGGATTGCCTACAATCTCTCCGCCTGGCGTCGGCTTGGCGCTGACACAGAGATAGAAGGCGGGCCTGACGAGGCTATCAAATGGGACGCTCGCGTGTTGCCATTTGTCAATGAGGAACGGGTAGAGTTAGCCCCTGACCTCCAATGGGCCGGTGACGCCCCTATGACCGCGACGGCGGCATCTCCCCTATCAGGCTATGACACGTTTACCGGATCGGCTTCGGCCATATTCGGTGCGACCAAGATTGAAATGCGTTCTATCGCCACCATGCGCGGTGATCCCGCCAAGATACTCTACACAACCGGCGTGGTGACGCAGCGAAACTACTCTGAAACCAAGGTCGGCCAGAAGGCTGACTGGCATCACGTTTATGGCGCGATGCTTGTGGAGGTCGATAGCGACGGTGACTGGTTTGTCCGGCCTCTGGTTGGCGATGAATCCGGCACTATTTACGACCTGAATATAACCGTGTCTAACGGCAAGGTGATAGAGGGGCATAATCTCGCCGCGCTCACGCCGGGCGACATTCACGTTGCCGACCTTGACTCTGACATTGAAGACGCGCTCTGCGAGATAATCGATACGCTACGTCCGGCAGAGATACACCTGCACGATGTTCACGACCATAAATCACGCTCGCACCACGACCGCAAAAACCCTTTCCGGCAGTTTGAATTGCACGATGCTGACGCTGACGATGTAAGGGCAGAGGTCAAGGCCGACGCTGCTTTCCTGTCGCGTATCTCCCGACCGTTTATGAAGTCGGTTGTGATTGCATCAAACCATGATGACCATTTGCGCCGTTGGCTTGCGGAATCCGATTGGCGGCAAGACCCGAAGAATGCCCGCTTCTATCTTCAAGCTGCCGATGCGATGCTGGAAGGTATAGAGCAAGGGGCTGATTTCAATCTGTTGGAGTGGGCCTGCCGGAAAGAGGGTTGTCCGAAAGATGTTGTCTTTCTTCGCCCAGACCAGTCTCACAAGGTTGCGGACGTTGAATGTGGCCTTCATGGCGACCAAGGGCCGAACGGCTCACGCGGGTCTATTCGGGCATTGTCGAAGATCGGCGCTAAGGTAAATATCGGCCACTCGCATACGGCGGGGATTATGGACGGGGCTTGGCAAGCCGGATTGACGGGCGGTGACAAGCAATACGTGACAATGGATTATGCAAGAGGGCCGTCGAGTTGGTCCCGCTCCATGATTGGAACCTTCCCGAACGGCAAGCGCACCATGATTACAATGCGCGGTCTTAAATGGCGGGCGGTGTAGTTCTTGCGGCTTCTCTATAATAGACTAGCGTTTCGCCGCTCGGTGTAAACCGGAGATTATCGGGCTGTAAACCCTGCCATTTCAGCGATTGGCGAAACGGATATTCCTGCTTTCTTGAGGATTTGAGCGCGGCAGTCGTCCCAGCCTTCGGCCCGATAAATATACTCGTCGTCGTATTCTTTCGCGGCAGCTTCCACAGCTTCATCCAGTTTGGTCATTGTTTTCTCCGTCTTTTGCGTCTTTCATGTGCGCGACGTTAGCAAGCCGCGCTCGCGCTGGATGGCCTCAACCGTTATCTCTAGATTCATCAATGCCTAACCCCTATTCAGGGGCAGGGCTAAGAAAATCAGGACGACTGCGGCGATTGTCCAGTTGATCAACAAAGGAACCCAGATTGGCGACAACACCAACCACCACGATGCGTCAATAACCCCGCCCAGTTTCAGTGCGACCATAAGGGCGGTCAAAAAGAGCAATAAAGCGTTCATTTCGTGTTCTCCGAGTCTAAGTCTATTTCTTCACGGGCTGCAAAGGCGTGTATTATCTCGAACAGGTCCGAGAATTGGCTTTTGGATAACTCGCGGGTGCTGTGGCCTAGCGGGATAACCCTTCCACCTTCTAGGCTTGGCGTGGCGTCAGTCTCCATACCAAGCGCATCCATAAACGTGCCTTTCCAGCGCCGCGAGTTCATTGGAAAGCCATTCCAGACGGGCCGCTCTTTAGAGATGATGTCCAGTATGGCCCACAAGCGTTTGTTCTGGTCGTCGGTCCGTTTCTGCTCGGCAAAGGTTGCCGTCATACCGCCTTTCGCAAAGGCACGGTCAATAGCGACTTTCGCCAGTTTTGCATTGTCCGGCGTGTCGAGAGAAACGGACCAAGTAGCCATAATTACACCCTAAAATGGAATACTATCCTCAAAGTCGTCATTAGATTGTGCCGAATTGTCGGACGATGATACGTCTTGTCCTTCACGCGGCTGCGCTTTCTCGGCGCTAAGTGAAAGCCACTTGCCCCGCTCGCTTTCTTTCGTCCATGCGGCAACGCGCAATTCGTCGCCAGGCTGGACGCCATCAGGCACAACCAGTTTGCCCGTCATGTTCGGGTGAGTGTCTTTCTCACGCTTCTGGTTGGGGAATAGTGAGCCTTGTCCGTTTTTGAGAATGTATGCCATTATGCTGTTTCCTTTTCTTTTAGCTTGTCACGGTGTTTTTCGTAAACGTCTCGAACGGAATCCTCCCACGACAAAGGCAGGATTGGCAGCCATTCGTTTTCAACTTGTCGCCAGCGGGAGTCCAATTCTTCCAGCGTGTCCGCGCCTTCCAGAATACCCCTCACGGTTTCATTGTCGCCGTCACGCTTGGCTTGCGCGGCTGACTTGCGAGCAGGAGCGGGGGATTGACCCACAACCTGCGACGTGTCGCTAACGGCGCTTTGCGTCTTGTCATAAAGAGCGAGGCCAAACGGATTGCCGAACGTCATAAAGGCGCGCTTCATAGCGTCTGTCTCGGCTTCCTTGATTGCGCCCTCGTAGGCATCGCCAAGGTCGCCAGCAATGCCGGAGCCGTAGCCTGTGCCTTCGCGGATAATATCACCAACGGTAATGCGGACCTTGCACATGAAGCGAACACGCCATTTGCCATTGACTTGCTCCGGCTCGCCACATTTCAGCATATCCACGGTTTCCCGCGTCCAGCCGTCAAATCCGAATATCCGGTTGGCTTCTGCGATTGCCCACCACCCCTCAATGTATGAAAGGTCCATGCCGCCGCCTTTGCGTTTCTTCACGGCATCGCGGGAAAGAGGGGCCGACAGGGCCGCTTTCTGTTCGTCGTTAAACATCGTTCTCATCCATCCATTGCAGGGTGTCGGTCAGCAGGTCGCGGGCCTCCTCGATAAAACCCTTGTCGCCCGCTATCTTGCGGAGCGTCACATCGTCCCGCATGTCTTTGCAGCGGTGCAGGAGTTCGACGTGCAGCCGCTCTCCTGGTGGCGCTAAATCGCCAATATCCAGCGGTCTGCGTTGTGTTAATGCGCTCATTTCTTTATCTCCCTGTAGCTTGCCGCTTCAATCTCGTCTGGCGAGTAGCGGCCCCACATTCCTTTTACAACATTAGACGGGTTCGCCGCAAGCGATAAATCGTCAAATGATGGACCTGCCGCTTCGTCTGTTGACGGGTCGCAATAACAATCCTCGCAAATCGGGTCGCACGGCTTGGTGTTTGTCGCCCAGCCTTTCCAGCGCAATTCAACGCCAACCTCCCCGCAGAGACAGCACTCCAACTCGTCTTCGTGGTATGGATTACTCATTACCCAAAATCCTCTGGATTTTCGCAATCTGTTTTTCTGTCAGGTCAAGAGTGACCTTGCGGGTTTTGTCCGGCACATCAGCGCGGAAGCCAATGCTTGGCCCTCCTGTTTTAGCGTATTGAATGAACATTTGGCGGGACCGTCGAGTGCGCGCTCGCATACGGGCCAGCCGGATTAGAACGGACAGCTCATCTTCCAAGCGCTGCCAAAGCACGTCGCCTTCACGAGTGAGAGATTGAAGTTCGCTATTCATCCCTGTCTCCCTTGTAAGCAGAGAGGGCTTGGCGAGCGACACGAACAACCGCCGTGTAACCGCTCTCGAAACAACCGCTATCCGGCTCCATTTCGTCAGGCAAAAGCTGCTTTGCGATAATCTCCAACGCCTCTACCAGTCCTGACACGTCTTGCTGCGGGAATAGCGCCATGATCCGGTCTGCGGCTTTGTAGACGGCGGCGCGGTATTCATCCAATGCCACATTCCACGGCAAAATCGGGTTTCGGCTGTAATAAACAACTTCCGCCACCCTCTCACGCACATCACCAGACTGTCCATCCAGCATGTCGGCGTAGGCTCGGAGGGTGGCTGCCACATCTATAAGCGTTGCCTTTGACTTGGTGTCAGCTCCGGTGATAACTGCTGCGGCTTCCCGCGCTTCCTCGGCGCTCATTGGCTTACTCATCTCTGTCTCCCTGTGGCTCAATAACGCCTTCGCCGTAACAAGTCCGGCAGCGCGCAAACCCGCCGCCCGTCCTGCTCCCCATGTCTTCGACAAGCGCCATCATTAGGTCGCGTGTTGTTGGATTGGTGTTCTGACCGGTCGCGTCACAATCGGGGCAATCAGTCCAACCCATTGTCTTGCGAATTTCACGCGGCGCTGTTTCTGGATTGGACAAAACCATATTGAGCGCGTCGTCCAGCCCGTCGATATAGCCACCGTGATACATCTGCTCTTGTTCAGTCATCACTGTCTCCCTGTCGGCTTCCGTCTGGCCGCGTCATGCGGTCGGGATAGCGGGCATCAAGCCGCGCCTTTAACCGCTCGCTGTGTGGTAGTTTATTCAACGCAATGACTTCCTCTGGAGTCCATCCGGGCAGGTCGTCTTTCGTGAAGTCGTCTCGTGGTGTTTCTTTGGTCATGCTATTACTCCCGTCATGTAGATGATTGTTGAGGCGATACCCGCGCCAGTTCCAGCTTGTGCAAAACACGCTCGACCGCTTCCAATTCAGTATCGGCCAGCGACAGAAAAGACCCCGGCAAAAACGGGTCTTCAATAGACAGGTCGTATCCGTCACCCATCTTACCGCTTTCGATTACACTTTCGCCCTCAAGGGCAGCGCGTAAAAGCCACGTTGCATCCCGCAAAGCCGTAATCTCTTTGTAAGTGATATTCATGTGTCATTTCTCCCGTTGTTGATGCCTCTTTCTCGCACGGCGAATAACACATTGCAAGCACTTTCTTCGCTTGACGCTAATTATATCAGCGAGTATAGCTATGTGTATGGAAGATTTAAAAGCAAATCCGAAGGCGTTGGCGCGCGAACTGCGTGACCAGCTCGGTGTGTCGGCGGCTCATGCAAGTGAGTTGTCGCGTGGAATCAAAACCCCGTCATTTGACCTTGCCATCAAGATAGAGGATGCTTTAGGTATTGAGCCTCGCTGGTGGCGTGATAACATGCGGGAAAAAGAACAATGAGTTGCGCGAGGTCGTCGTCCTTTCCGACCGCCGCGCGGGCTGGTGTAGCCCCTCCCTCTGCACCAGCCCAACCTTCTTCCGAGTGGCAACGGTTAATCCATCGCCAATCTGTCTCCCCAAAGGGTGAGAAGCAAAAGCGTCAGGCTGAATTGCGTGAGTATGTCCGCAAGGCATTGGCTGACGATGATATTCTGGAAATGAAGGGGCCGTGATGGAGCGCGAGCCTGTAAAGGCGCACCAAAGGCGCATTAGGGAGGCGGTTGCAAAGCGCAAAACCGACGACCTTTTTGGGGATTGGTGGCCGAAAAACATGAGCGCCGCAGACTGTGAGGTTCGCCCTGTTTCTTACGAAACGGCTAAAAAAATAATAGAAGAATACGAGTGGTTAGGAACAATGCCACACATTTGTCTGCATTCTTACGGTGCTTTTTATGACAATGCCTGCGCCGGAGTTGTCACTTATTCGCCAGAGTATTGCGAAAATCTAGGCCGGTGGGATCGTTTTGGGTTTACCGGGAAAATTATTTTGCTATCGCGGGGCGCTTGTGTCCACTGGGCGCACCCACATACCGGCTCAATGCTTATTCGGCGCTCAATGAAAATGCTGCCAAAAAAATATCGCGTAGTTACGGCTATGGTTGACCGACGCGCCGGAGAAATAGGAACAATTTATCAAGCCTGCGGTTTTGATTATGTTGGCGCAATGAGGGCGGTATCTGGCCTTGCTCCTCGCCAACCGAACGTGGTTATAGATGGAAACATTGTTGCGCATAGAACGGCAAAACAGCGTTACGGCACAGCGTCAGCAAAGAAAATATCCAAAATACTTGGTTATGAGGTAGAGACGACGCCAGACATAGATAAAGAAAGGTATTTTGGCTTTCGTGGTAGCCCGTCAGAAATTAGGCGCTACAAAAAGGCAATTGCCGATATAATTAAGCCTTACCCAAAAAGAGACAACGCGGCCTGTCCAAAGGACGAGCAATTTCCAAATTGTGAGAGCAAGGTGCAACCCCTTGAGGCCGCTCCATGACCCGTCGCCCTGACCATATTCCCGCCCGCAAGGCAATCCCCCGCGCAATCATCCGTGAGGTCATGGCTCGATCAGAAGGCCGCTGTGAGGCTCTAGGATGCTCTGTGATTGGCGTTGACCTAGACCACACTATTCCGGTGGCTTTGGGTGGAAAGAATATGACAGACAACATCAAACTGCTTTGTCGTGACTGTCATTATGCGAAAAGCAAATTGGACGTGAAGATGATTGCAAAGGCGGATCGTCAAGGCGCGCGCTCGGGCCAACAAAAGCGCCGCAAGGAAAAGACCGTTAAGCGTGGGCCACGTATTGAGTCACGCGGCTTTGACAGGCGATACAAGAAGAAAATGAACGGGGAGGTTATACGCCGTGACTAAAATAGTTTTCCGATGCCCTTACCCGCCAGCCAAGCTAAACCCCAACCGCTCTAAAGGCGCTCATTGGGCGTCTGTATCTCGTGAGCGCAAGCCCTATCGAAAAGCGTGTTGGCAGGAGTGTTTAGCTGCGGGTGGTCGAAAGAATTTATTTGACGGCGCCGTCTTTGTGACGATAGCCTTCCATCCACCGGACAAAAGACGCCGCGACAAGGACAATATGATTGCGGCGTTTAAGTCGGGTCAGGATGGAATAGCCGACGCCATTCAAGTTGATGATGGTGATTGGTTTGTGAGCCACGTAATCAGGGAGCCGGTAAAAGGCGGGTGCGTGGAAGTAACGATTGAAAGCAACCCATTCAAGGAGGAATGACTATGGGAGCAAACTTAACAGAGAACGAAGCACAGCGCCGGATGCGGTGTGTCAATGCTTCGGAAACATACAAAGAGGCAGCAGAGCGCCTTGCAGAATACGGCGACATTATTGGTAGCGAGATATTACGGCGTTGGGTGAGCAAGCATACACGTCAGCCCGGCTCTATGTCATTGAAGGAAAAGAAAGGCGATGCAGAGGAGGCTCGCCAAATCGCCATAATGAACGCTCGCACGATTCGCGAATACTGGAAGGCAAGAGGCCATGACGTGAACGCCCGCGCTGTCTATCGTGACCGTATCTGGACTGTTGAAAGCAATCTGTTCAATGGGCTTCCGCAATGAACAGGCGCGCAAGGTGGGTAATTGAATATTGCGCTGCAAAGCACGGCGTCACATTCGAGCAGATTTGCAACAAAAAACTGCGCCCCGATAGAGTGGCCCGCGCGCGTCACGAGGCTATGTGGATTATGCGGAAGGTTCTGCGCCGCCGCGCTGTTGATCGCAGGTCGTATAGCTATCCGGCAATCGGCCAGATATTTGGAGGAATGGATCACTCTACTGTTATTCATGGCGTTCGGCGTCATGCAGAGAGGGCGGGGCTGTGAGGGATTTTCCAACTCCCGAAATATCGGATGCCTTGCACAATATCGAGGCTGAACAGGCTTTACTTGGCGCGCTTCTGTATGAAAACGAAGTGCTGGAAAATTGTGAATGGCTAGAGCCGTCGCATTTTTATGATCCGGTCAACGGGCGGGTGTTTGAATGGTGTGTTGGCCGTATTCAGAAGGGCCAGCTTGCCGACCCCATTACGCTGCACAAACAGGCGCAGTCCGACGAGGGGATGGCCGAGATTGGCGGGGCAAAATATCTTGCCGACCTTCTAACCGCTGCGGCGGATAGCCGTTCTGCCATTGAATACGCTCGAACGATTGAAGACTTGGCCAAGCGGCGGGCGCTTCATTTTGTATTTCGTGATGCCGTTGCTGACTGTGAGCGGGCCGACCGGGCTGATGATGTTTCAGAGGCCGTAGAGGCCCGCCTAGCAGAGTTATCCGGCACAGCCCGCGACGTTCAAGAGATCAAGGCAGGCGATGCGCTTCGTAAGGCGTTAGAACAGCCCGTGAGAGCGTTGCCGACCGGATTGGCGGACTTGGACCGCCTGAACGTCATAGCGCCGTCTCTGGTCATTGTAGGCGGTCGTTCGTCTATGGGTAAATCGGCATTTACGTTGGACCTTGCAAGGCGAACCGCGCAGCGCGGGATGGCAAGCCTGATTTTGTCCAATGAAATGACAGATCGGCAGATTGCGGCGCGTCTTTCCTCTCAATACTGCCAAGTGCCTTACACCGATATTTTGCACGGCAATCTGACGCCGGATTCACAGCCGCGTGTTGTTGCAACGCTTGAGAAGCTGGACAGATTGCCTCTGACCATCATCGGTGTGCCAGGCGCGTCTGTAGCGGCTATTCAAGCAATCGTGCGCCGTTGGAAGCGCGAGCAAATGAAGGCTGGCAATTCTATTGGCGTGGTGGCGCTGGATTATATCCAGAACATCAAGGGTGATGGCGGGTCGCTTTACGAAAGCATGTCGGGAATTGCGAGCGCGTTGCAGACGATGCAGCTTCGCCTTGACGTGTGCCTTGTGGTGGCCTGTCAACTTAACCGAGCCAACGAGCGCGAGAGCAACAAGCGCCCGACCATTTCCAGCCTTCGTGATTCCGGCAAGATAGAGGAAGTGGCCGATAGCGTCATTCTCCTGCACCGTGAAAGCTATTATGCTGATCGGGAATCGGAGAGGCATGATCCGGTCGAGGAGGCCGACCGCTTGTGTCGGGCCAATAGCCGTGAGGTTGAGGTTGATGTTGCAAAGAACCGTCACGGTGGTATAGGCAAGGTTAGTCTGTGGGCCGACCTGAAATTCAATCAGTTTGACAATTGGAGCCGGTAGTATTATTTTGATTTATGGCTGTGACAAGCCTACAAGAACGGCCCCCTAGTGCGCTGCTGGCTCGCGCGGAGGCCGTAAGGCCAACCGTCCCGTTCCGGTAAATTGTCACCCGTGCGGGCCTGCAATGCACTAGGGGTATCAAATGTCTCACTACATGACGGCTTTAGCAATGAAGCAGACGGGCTTAAAGCCTGCTGCTAAGATTGTTTTGTATTGGCTGGCCGATCACCACAATTCAGAAACGGACCTTTGCTGTCCTAGTCATGCCACGCTTGCCAAAGAGTGCGAGATGAGCAAGAGGGCTGTTCAAGGTCATTTGGATGATCTGGAAGCCAAAGGGCTTATCACAAGGTCTATCAGGATGCGTGACAACGGCTCGCAGTCGTCCTGTCGCTATACGCTAAACCTGCTACCCCCCATAGCAGAATCTGCTACCCCCCCATGGCAGAATCTGCTACCCCATAACCTTGGAAGTAATAACCTTGGAAATAAACAAACTCTTGTCGCACAAAAGCGCGACGTGTCGGCCCGATTGGTTCGTGATGAGATTTGGACGTTATGGCCATTAACAGGCCGAAGGCGCTCAAGCCAGAAGAAGGCGCTATCAGCGATAGCAAGCCTCTTGAAAGATTATTCCCCGCAAAACATAGTTGACGGGGTGAAGGCGTATCTTGCGAGTGATGAGGCTAAAAAGGGCGATGGCCAGTTTGTGCCGGGCGTTGACCGTTGGCTACGCGATGAAAAGTTTGCCGAGTGGGCAAAGTCTGATAGTGTTGGCGAAACGGACTGGCGTGGAGAGATTGCTTTGTATCGGGATCATGGCAAATGGAGGCCAGAAGGCCCGCCACCCGGAAAGCCCGGTTGCCGAGCGCCGGAAAGCCTGATCGCAGATTTCGGGTTCGAAGTAATTGGTATTCTGCAAGGAGAAGAATGATGGGTGACTTAATTGAGCGCGTTGAAATTGGCGAGGAGACGTTTGAGGATCGGATTGCGGTCACTAATCGCATTTGTCCAGCAACGCCCATTCCAACCGATGCCCCGTTTGAAAGCGTCCAGATCGTAATTGACGCGGTAGACCGATTGCTGCCGGGTGCAGACATTTCACTCCAAACGTGCGGCGCTCACGTTCCCGGATGGGATGCAACCGTGTCTGAACAATATCCAGAAGAAGGCGAGCCTTGGTTGGTCGGTGGTTTTGGAGAAACGCCAGCCCGCGCCCTTCTCGTTGCCCTTCTCAAAACGCTGGATCGTGACAATGGCTGACCACCCGCAAGGAGAAAAATGATATGGCTGACCAAACAGAAGACCGTCCCATCGTTCACACCTACCCCGAATATATGGCAATCTGCAAGGCGGAGGGCGTATCTCCTGCCGAGGCTTATCGTTCCTATCGCCATGCGTATCGGTGCGCTCTGTTTAATCGCTCTTGGGACTATGCCTATCGGATACGAACGCATGACGTTAAAAGCCCCAAGCACGGCTACAAGGACGCCAGTTACGCAAGGGACCACTTAGCGACATGAGCAAGCCAAGGCGCAAAGCTTGCCCTGAACACGGCCCTGTTGGCAAGACCAAGGATTCCAACTGCCGTATATGCCAGCGGCCCTTGTCCATCCATCGCGAGCCTAACGGCAAGCCGCAACGTGATCCGATGTTCGAGGAGAAGCTGGAACCAACGCCGGAGCAGAAGAAAAAGCGCAAGGCCGGTATTCACGATCTGATGATTGACACGCTCTTTGCGCGAAAGCTGGTTACGGATATTCAGGTTGAGGCATACGCTACATTCTGCCGGGCGCGTGAGACGTATTATGGCAAGACCACGGCGGCTATTGGCGGCTATGGCAATGAGACAGGCGGGCAGTCAGAAGGTCCACCTGATGACGTTCTGATTAGGGCGAAGGCAACGCATACCCTTGGCCTTGACGCGCTGGATTGTGCGGGGGCTGGTCCGAAAGCGGCGCTCTTGCATCTGTATTTCCACAACGAGGCTTTGCACGTCCATAACCTGCTGATTGGACTTGACGCATTGGTAGGGGTTTATCGAACGGGTGATAAAAAACTTGCATAACCCGTATTGACCCTTTTACCGGATAGCGGTAATGTCCGTTTGATTGGGTCGATAATGCGGCCTGAAACCCTTCCAAAGTTTTACGAATAGACCGCTCCCACACGGACCTCCCGCCGTGTTCTCCTGTGATGGTTCTCCGTCAACCGGGGGCGGTCTTACTTTATCAACACCCTCCAAGCCTATCCCTAGACGTAGGATGATGCTCAACACCGGAGGGTTACTTATTCCCACGCCCCGCACACACCTAGAAAGCGCCATACTAAAGCGCAGGCGGTGAGCGTGGGATTCCCATTGGAGGCATCATGTCTAACGATAACGTGATAGGCTTTCCCGGTTTGACCTCCAACGAATTACTTCCTCGCGCCGTTCTGGAGGCTATTGCCGAAGACATTGGCGATGATCTGGTTAGGGTTGTTGTTATCGCGGTTGATAAAAGCAACGCATTGCGCCTTTTCAACTCCTGCCCTGATGATGACATAACGATAGCTGATTTAACCCGTTCGCTTCATGCTTTCGTGGCTGATACTTTCGAGGACTAGCCATGGCTGAAAAGGGTTTGCGGCTCCAACGATATGC